GTGCAACTAATTATTTTGAATATGATGTGCTTGAAGTATCATCAGCCTATGTATCTAACTTTAAGGTATTTGTTAATAATAAACTTATTACTACCAATTTTTCTAAGTTACCGGTCGGTGTAAAAAATACCGTAAAGTTTAATACTGGGTATCTAACTATTGGTGATACAATTGATATATTAATTTATGGAGAACCAGTAAGTAAATTAGGCTATTATCAAATTCCAACTAACCTAGACGCTAATAGCAAAAATATATCATTGTCAGCAGTCACATTAGGACAGATGAGAAATCATCTATTACATATTAGCCAAAATACTCTGTTAGCTGAAGGACAGACTTTAAAAAATTCTTACTACAGAAATAGAAATGGTAGTATAATTCAAAATTCTGCTCCTGTGATGTATTCATCTTTATTCCTGATTGATTCAAATCTTAATTTCATTAATGCAATAGATTTGGCTCGCAGAGAATACACTAAATTTAAGAATAAATTTTTAGAATTATGCGTCACACTGCCTGATCTAAATCCAGCTAATCCAGTAGAAGGTGTGGACGCAGTTGTATCAATAATAAATGCTGTTAAAAATGGTAGTTTTTCCTGGTACTATAGTGATATGTTACCCTCAGGTGATAATTATACAACATTAAGTTATGATATTGCCAATATAGATATAACAGATCATTTATATTCAACAGTATATGCTTTACATTCACTATATAGTATCACCGAATTAAGCAATCGTGCAATTATTGTATATTACAATGGACAGCAACTGATGGTTAACCGAGACTATATATTTGATATTGCGGTAGCTTCATTAAAAATCACTGATGCAGTAGAATTGGCAGTTGAGGGAATATTAGAAATAAGAGAGTATCGCACTGACGGCAATTGTGTTCCAGAAACTCCAACTAAGTTAGGGTTGTATCCAAAATATATGCCAGAGATATTCATGGATAACACATATCAAACTGAGATTGAAGTAATTCAAGGTCATGATGGTAGCTTAACACCAGCATTTGGTGATTTGAGAGATGCATATTTGCTTGAGTTAGAGCGTAGAATTTACAATAATATAAAAGCAGAGTATAAAACTGAGCTAATTGACATTGCTTCTTATACTCCGGGCAAGTTCCGTACCACTGAATATTCATTAACAGAATTCAACTCAGTATTAAATTCTGAATTTTTGAAATGGATTGGTGGTAATAAGATAGATTATAGTGTTAACCCTTATTTCCAATCAAATAATGAATTTAGTTGGAATTATAATAGATGTTTGGATATTGATGGACAACCAATGATTGGTTATTGGAGAGGTATATATAAGTATTTTTACGATACTGATCGTCCTCATACCCACCCTTGGGAAATGATTGGATTCTCAGAAAAACCTTCTGGATGGGAATCAAGATATGGTGCAGCACCATACACCTCAGAGTTATTGAATCAGAATCTATGGCTTGACTTGGAAGATGGATACAATTATGTAACAGATAGTTACAATACGCTATATGCTCGTCCAAATTTATCCACTTTTTTACCAGTAGATGCGTCTGGTAATTTAGTTGATCCTACTCAATTATTAAGTAAATTTGATAGTGCCACATTAAATTATACTTTCTCAATAGGTGACCAAGGTCCAGTTGAATCAGCATGGAGAAGAACTAGTGAATTTGCATATGCAATGCAACGAACTATTGCATTACTTAAACCGGCGGTCTATTTTGGTACATTAGTAGATACATCTAGATATACACCAAGAGTGAATATAGGACAATTTACAGTTAATTCAACAAACAAAAAAGTTACACCTACCAGTATAGTTATTAATGGTGAATCTGTAAACGGTAATATAACCAGGGCAAGTGGTTATATAAATTGGGTATCCGATTACATTACTAGTTTTGGAATGATCGGTCCAACAAAAGTAAGAACTTACCTTAATGCATTAGATGTAAAATTAAGTCATAAAATGGCAGGATTCACTGATAAGAAATATATCACTGTATTAGCAGACCAGTATAGTCCCAATAGTACAAATGAATCAACTATTATTCCAGATGAAAATTATATGGTTCATCTTAACAAGAGTGTGCCGATTAGAAGAATTAATTATAGTGCGGTAATAGTAGAAAAAACTGATTCAGGGTATACAGTAAGTGGTTATAATTTAAAAACACCATATTTTACTATAATACCAAGTCAATCTACGGGAAGTTCATATGTAATTCAAGTATTAAACACCCGAGGTGTTATATACAACGATTATCAGAATAAAAAAATTACCGTACCTTATGGGTATGAGTTTAAGAATAAACAACAGATTGTAGACTTTTTGGTAAGTTATCAGAGAATATTAATAGCACAGGGATTTGTGTTTGAGAATTACAATTCAGATTTAGGAAAGACACAAGATTGGGTACTTGCTGCCGAAGAATTTCTAACCTGGACATTACAGGGATGGAAATCTGGTAATATTTTAGTATTAAGCCCAGTGGGTAGCGAGTTGACATTTACTAGTACGGATGCAGTAGTTGACATGGTTGGCAATCGTCCAAATGAATCAAGAATTTTGAATCCAAATTTTGAAGTTATCAAAAATACTGCATTAGATATAGTAAGAGATTCAGTAGTAACAACTATTAATGCTATATATGGACAAACCATAGCATTTGCTGAAATTACATTAGTTCAATATGACCATGCATTAATATTTGATAATGTTACAGTATTCAATGATGTAATATACAAGCCAGAATTAGGAAACAGACAACATAGATTAAGGATTACTGGAAGTAAAACTTCCAATTGGAATGGTGAACTTTCACCAGCAGGATTCATTTATAATAATTCAGTAACTATTAATTGGTCACCTACCACTGATTATAAAAAGGGAGATATTGTTTCATACAAAACTATATCATATACTGCATTACAAGATATGGTTGCTGCTGACTCATTTGACTTTAATTATTGGAGTCAATTGGATAGAGCATTAACATCTGGCTTACTACCAAACTTTTCTAATAATGCACTTAAACTTGCTGACATATATAATATTGATACTCAGCCATCGGATGAAAATTTTGATACCTTTAGTAATGGATTAATAGGGTATAGAAGTAGATCATATCTTGAAGACATTGGCATGAATCAAACCACTCAAAGTAAATTCTACCAAGGATATATTAGAGAAAAGGGAACACAGAATGCAATATCTGCATTAGCAAAGGGTCAATTCAATAAGCAACCAACTAATTTAATTACATTTGAAGAATGGGCAATGCGTGTCGGAGAATATGGTGCAATAGATGCTAACCAAAGCATCAGTGTACGATTAGATGAAACACAATATAAAGCAAATCCATCATCCTTATCACTATTGGGCAAAAATGATACGAGTGTTGATTTGGTTAATATAGTGCGCCCGTTGAATTTATTGAATAGTCCGTTGAAATATGAGCCGTCTGTATTTTTAAACAGGGAACCTACACGATATTATGAAGATGATGTAAAATCTGCAGGGTATGTTAATATAAATGATGTTGATGCTTTGTTATTTGATATGAACAATTATGCTGCCCTATCAGCGATATTACCTAACATTGTAACTGGTTATAGAATTTGGGCGGCAAAAGATTTCAATGATGATTGGCAAGTTTATCGTGTAACAGAAGTACCACACACAGTAACTAAACTTGATTATGCATTGGATAATAAGATTACAGTTACTATGGGTGCTGCACATGGATTAGCAGTGAGTGATGTTTTTGCTTTTAGTGGGTTGGATGCTAATTTTGATAATTTTTATCAAGTTCTTGTAGTTGAAAGTACTACTTCTGTTATTGTAGCAATTGACTCAAGTCTAGTAAATTTAATAAGAAAAAATCCAATAGAGGGAAGTGGAGATTTATTTGATCTTACCAGAATGCGGTATTCAACTATCAGTCAAGTAACTAGTTCACCACCAAAACATGGTTGGAAAGTTGGAGATATGGCATGGGTAGATAAAAATCAAGATGGACAGTGGGAAGCAATAGTATATAATCCAAATAATATTACGCTTCCTAAGCGTGCTACTTCTATCTAATACAAGGATAAATACATATTATGACAACTACACCTCTTCCTACTGGATGGAAAACTGTTAAAAAGCAAGATACCATTGTTGATTTAAACAGTGTCACTGGATTATACTTGTATGATGTAAAAAGCAATTCAGTAATTACTAAACTAGATTACATTGATCCAAATAAAGGAAAGATATTAGGCACGGCTCAACAAGATTTAGATTACATAACAAATTTTGATCCTGCAAAGTATAACATTGGAACTACTGATACATTGCCAATTGACCCAGAATTCCATTGGGGTGATCTGCAATTGGGCAAGACCTGGTGGGATTTAGATAACGCAAGATATTTTGATTACGAACAAGATTCACTCGCGTATAGAATAAGCAATTGGGGTAGATTATTTCCCGGTAGTACAATTGAGGTATATGAGTGGATATCAGCCGAGGTATTGCCTTCAGAATATGTTGCCGCTAGCTTAAATGGAATACCAAAATACCAAGATGATAGTGCATATGTTGAGCTAGCATATGTAAATGAAGTTACTGGTGTAATCAACAGTAAGTATTATTATTGGGTACGAGCAAAGAATACAAAGATAGACCCAACGAAAACCCATAGCGTAGTTACATTGGAAGATATGATATCTAATCCAAAAACACAAGGTATCCCATACGCTGCCATATTGAAAGACAATAGTGTATCGTTATATAACATAGGGAAATATCTATCAGAGTCAGATACTGCGTTACATATAGGATATCAAACTTCATTGAATGAAAATATTATTCATAGTGAATATGAACTAGTACAAGAAAACAATGATAAGAGATTAGTACCACCTCGTATAATTAAAAAGCTATTAGACAGTTTAATTGGAGCAGATTCAACTTTAAATTTAGTTCCAGATTTTAAATTATCTGCTGGTAACAAACTTGGATTAAGCATTCGCCCTAGACAAACCTTAATAATTAATAGGTTAGCTATGGTTGAGAAAATAGTTGATTATATAAATTCTATATTAATACAGCATCCGGTTTCAAATAAATTGATCAATAATTATTTGACCTTATCAGATAATTTATATGCAATGGCTCCTTTCCCAGTAGAGTCAAAGTATGATGAAATAGTAGATACTAAGGAAGAGTTGACACTAACAGACATAAGTTTAAAGAGTCCTGGTTATAGAATATTAGTTAAAAGTGATAGCACATATGATGGATATTGGACACTATATAAGTTAACTGAAATAAATTCAGTTAAGGTCTGGGTATTGAATACTATTCAAGCATTTGATGTGACCAAGTATTGGAAATTTGTTAATTGGTATGCTACTGGATACAGTAATACTACTAAAATTAATTATACTGTGAAATTAGAAAAAGATGTATATAAACTTTCTCTTAAGGCAGGGGATATAGTAAAAATAACAACCAATGAGCAAGGTAAATTTGAAATATACTTATATTCTTCAGTTGATACACGCAGCCTAATAGGACTTGAAAATGGAACTATTGAATTAAGTCAAGATTTATGGAAGACAGGTGGATTTGACTCTGAAAATCTTGACTTAGATTATTTTGATAGAAGTTGCTTCATTGAATTTAGATACATATTATCAGGATTGGCAGAAGACCTGTTTATTGATGAATTGTTGGAGGAATATAATAAATTGATATTTGTGTTGATTTATTGTATTCTAGCGGAGCAACAGACAATAGACTGGGCATTTAAAACTAGCTTTATTTCATTAAAACAAGAAATTGATGGATTACTACAACCATCTAGCTACAGTAAAGATAAATGGGATTACTATCTTGATTATATCAATGAAATTAAGCCATATAGAACTAAGATTCGTGAATACATAATCAGTCATTATGGTCTAGAGAAGGCTCCTGTTGCAATATCTGATTTTGATTTACCTGCATATTACGATTCAGATTTAAATGTATACAGAAGTCCTAATGGCGAATATGTAAACAAAGATACTATGTTATTTGATAAACCAAAGTATGTTGATTGGAAAAATCATCATACTTACGGGGTAGGCAGTATAGAATTAGTATCTCCTGGATATGGTTATATAGCATCGCCTGACATTTCTATAATTAGTACTGATGGTAATGGTTCAGGAGCTAAAGCATATGCTACTATAAATTCATCAAATGGCAGCATACAAAAAATTTACATCACAAATCAAGGCAGTGGGTATACTAGTACACCATTGGTGAAAATATCTGGGACAGGAGTAACTCCAGTCACTGTACCAATAAAATATAAAGTCATATCAAGAGGTTATAATGATATTACTGGAACTCTTGCTTCTGGATTATATGATGGTGAAACTGGAAGTTTGATATATTCAGCTACACGTAGTTATACATTACATCGTATTAGAATATATAATGGTGTATTAGATTTAGCATTCAGTAAAACATATGATATATATGGTGATGTAAGCAAAGTTGCTGAGTTAACCGCGGATCTCAATAATACTAGCAAAGATTATATTGTTATTGTACAAACGGATGATGAACCTCAATTAAATATATTTGATACTGCACTTCAAGCAGCAATGTATAGATGTGGAGCTAGTTCTGAAAGATTTGGTTCTCAATTACTATTTAAACGGAGATCAGCATATATTTTGGTAGGAAGACCGACTTCAGGTGAAGGAAAAGGGCTTGAGATATACAATGGAGCAGATGATCTTAGTACACTCGCAGTATGCGAGTTTGATTTTTACATGTATAGAGGGCAATTAATAGTAACTAGAATTGTACCAGAACAATCAATTGTTAACTTGGGGTATGACATTCTACCTGAAGAATACGATTCATATGATGAAGCAAGTAGAGATATTACTGATAGAGATTATATGGGATTGATGGACATTCCTGTCTCTCGTTGGGCACAAGCAGTACCAATATTAACAAATGTAAAAACTCGTAAAGTAAAATCAACAATAAAATTTGATCGTATTTCATACACCAGCAGCGTTGTTGATTGGGTAAAGGGTGGATTTGATTCTTCTCTATATGACAGTGACATTTTTGAACAATCATATCCTCCGAATACACTTGTTCAATATAAGGGACAGGGATATATTAATTCAATAGACGCCCCTGGATCGGGCCGATTTGACTTTGGCATATTTAAGTTAGTTGATTCTGGTTCTTTTGATAATGCAAATGATAGAATTATGGCATGTTATCAACCTACAAGTAGTATGCCACCTAGAGTATTATCATCATTAGTTCCTGGCATTGAATTAGAGTCAGCAGCAAATAGTAATGATCAAGTTCCTGACGATAGTGCTATTTTTGGTGGATTATTCAGTAGTAGTACTGGTATTTCCACTGCAAATATTATTATTTCAGGTGGAACATTCATTAACCCATTATATTCTCATTCACCGGAAGAACATATTCCTGGAACTATGTATGATTCAATATCAATATCAGTACTATCATCACTTACTGGTACTATGGGATTCAGAATGTTTGTTGATATAAATGAAGAGATATCTTATACTAATATTACATATGCTAATATAACCACATTAGCTGAACCATTGCACATCGCTGATGAATTTATCACAGTTACCGATGGTACTACATTGCCTACTCCGAATGCACCGGGATTAATTCCTGGTATAGTATACATTGGTGGTGAAAGAATACAGTATTATACCAAGGCCGGTGCTGTATTAGGTCAATTAACAAGAGGATGTGGTGGTACATCAGTGGGCGATATATATCATGCTGGGACACCAGTTGAGGATATTAGTGTGCAACAGGCTATTACAGAACCATCATTTGTAACACCACACATCTACTAACTAAATAGAGTTATATTATATGATAAATAATGAACATAGCACTGATTCAACCGAGGTTACCGAGCTAGAGGATAGTGAAAGTATGCCAGATGAAAATAGCGGAATATCAGTGCAAGGTTTTATTAAAATTTTTGATCCAGAAGATGGAAAAATTTTTATTCAAAGTCGTGCATAATTAATATTTAAAGGGTAGAAATGGGAATGTCCAACGAATCATTACAGTCAATCATACAGGGCTTTATTAAAATCACAGATGTGACTGATAGTGAAAATCCTTCAGTATTAGTTGACAAACAGAATGCTATTCACTTTGAAAATATGAGTCAAGCATTGGCTTATAATTTGGCAAATAAGAAAACCAATTTTCTATATGAAATGCATTTTGGTAACGGTGGAACTGCAATTGATCCCACTGGTATTATAAATTATTTACCTGCAAATGTAAATACACAAAATTCAAATTTATATAACCCAACATATTATAAAATTATAGATGATACTAGTGATCTTAATCCTGATCCCATCAGAAATAATATGTCTATAAGGCATGTACCCGGCACAGTATATACTGATATATTAGTTAGTTGTTTGCTGAATTATGGTGAGCCTACTGGTCAATTTGCGTTTGATAATGGGTCAAATACTAATGGTACTTTTGTATTTGATGAATTAGGACTCAGGGGTTGGAGTGCTGCCGGACCAGGAACTGGCAAACTATTAACACATGTGGTTTTCCATCCAATACAAAAAAGTCTTAACCGATTGATTCAAATTGATTATACAGTTAGAATACAAACACTAACCAATCTAACCAATCAAGTTTGACATATAGTCTACGATAAATATATTATAGGAATTTAAATCTCATGGCATATAACATAAATTTGACTAATAATAATCTATTAGTAGCAGTAGAAGACGGTACATCCGATAATAACTTCACTAGTCTAACATTAATTGGGAAAAACTTCGCTGGGTATGGCGAAGTGTTAAACGAAAATTTTGTCCACTTGCTGGAAAATTTTGCAGATACTATTGCACCTACTACACCTTTAAAAGGTCAAATTTGGTATGATTCTTCTACCAATACTTTAAAATATCGTAATGCAACTACATGGGTGGCAATATCTTCTTCATCAAGTGTACCTGTAATATCAACTAATTTAGCGAACGGTACAACTGGTCAGGTACCATACCAAACAGCAGTGAATACTACTGGATTTTTTGGTCCAGGAACAGTAGGACAACTATTAACTAGTGGTGGTGCTGGTATTCCAGTATACACTTCCAATCCACAAGTTGTTTCCTTAGGAGTTGGTACTTCAGCTAGTGGTGTAGCCGGACAAATTAGAGCGACAAATGATATAGTAGCATACTACTCAGATGATAGATTGAAAAATCGTACTGGTAACATAGAAAATGCATTAGATAAAGTATGTCAACTAAATGGATTTCATTACTCTGCAAATGAATTGGCGCAAAGTTTGGGATATGTCGCTAAACCTGAAGTAGGTGTTAGTGCGCAAGAAGTTATGCAAGTTTTACCAGAAGTAGTTGTGCCAGCACCAATTGATGAGAAATATTTAACAGTTCAATATGAAAGATTAATTCCACTACTAATTGAAGCAATCAAGGAATTAAAGAATGAAGTTGCTATCCTAAAGAAGGGGTAACTTACTGTGACATTACCAGTTTACGCTAATCCAATATCAATAGGGCAGATACAAACAGAATTTGGTGGAACTAATCCTGCAGCCATAAGTGAATATTATGCAGGTGGATTATATACTGCCAGTGGTGCAGTTGGTTTCCCACTTGGTGTGCAAACTGCAATCCCTACATCGGGTGTTATATCATTGGGTATATTTCATGGGGCTACAGCATCAGCCTATATAATGACTCCAACCATTGTTACCAAAAATGAAGGTGATACCGTAACATTTACGATTACCACAACTGGGGTTGCAGACAGCACAGTATACTGGACAACAAGTGGTACCGGAATTACCACTGCGGACTTTAATGACAGCGTATTAACCGGATCTGCTTCCCTTGTCAGTGGTAATGCTTCTTTTTCTAGAACAATTACTGCTGATAATTTAACAGAAGGTACAGAAATAGCAACATTCAATTTACATACTGGTTCAGGTTCAGGTCCAATAGTAGCAACAAGTGTAGTTACAATTAACGATACTTCCATTACTTCATCTGATCCTACATATACTTTATCTAGAAGTGCTGCAACGGTTAATGTAGGTGGAACAGTTACTATACAGGTAGTAACAACTAATGTTGTAACTGGAACAGCAATAAATTATACTGTGACAGGTGTTACTTCTGCTGATATTAATTCAGTGCCACTAACTGGATTTTTCACTGCAAATGCAGTTAATGGATTTACCTTTACCTTTACTACATCAAGCAGTGGTAAAACATTCACATTGGCATTAGATGGTATGCCAACGAAGACAATTAGTGTAGGTGTTAATGTAGCACCTGGATCAACTCAACTACAACTATCGAACTATTTCTGGAACAACCGAACTAACTTGTTTAGAAGTTTTCTTTCTCACGATGGAACTGGATCACAATCAGGAGGCGTACCTTTTCAAGCAACTATTTACCCAGGAGATGCATCTAATACAGGCTACCATGAAAACAACTATGACACGCAGAATACTAAAGTAAATTATCACTTCTCCGACGCAGCTTCATGTTCTATTACTGTTGCAAAATGGACGACATTGACATGGGTGTCTGGTCGCGATGTATACTGGAATGCAGCTACTCCGATTCCTGTAACAACACCAGCCGCTGATGTTGACTATATGTTTGTACTAACAAATCCACCAAAAGCTCATGCATTATCAATATCCCATGTTACTGGAGACTGCGCTAATGCACCAAGCAATGTATATACTGACTTCCACTGGAACAACTGGAATGGGGAAAATAATTATGGTGTCGCAGCGTATAGTGCATTAATACCTGGTGATTGGTCTATATATCTAGGACCATACACTCCTGTTGGAAATACAGGTCCTGATAATACATATTTCCAATATGATTTGCCTAGCGGTATGATTAGTCTGTTGATTGGATCGGATATTATAGACTATGATGTATCGGAATTAAGTAATTTAGAGTATACTGGTAGTAATACTATTACCGCCGCACAAACGTGGTATGCCTGTTCAGCAGCTATACTTGCAGTAAATAACACCGGGGCAACAGTACCTCAGAGGATGAGACAATCAGTGTTTACACCTGCATATCAGTATTTTGTGATTGATAACTACGAGACAATGGCCGGACATTATGAAAATATGCCTGCTAGTAATGCAGGGTATGGCATATTTGCAGACAATAGAGCAATATTAATAATTCTACGTAAAACTCCATAATATGCACACAGGTTTCTTGAAATAGGTAACCTGGCATAAATAGTATTAAATGCACACAGTACCTATCAATATTAACTACAGAAATAAACTAGAATGACATACAGTATATATAGATCAAATGGTAACTTACTAGTTGCCGTACCAGAACAGACAATTAATACCTCTGCAACTAGTATATCACTAGTAGGTAGAGGTTCTATTAATTATGGTACATCAGTAAACACTAATTTAGTACATCTTGTTGAAAATTTTGCAAGTAATGTTCAACCAGCGAATCCTTTATTAGGTCAAACATGGTATGATATCGCAAATGATAGACTAAGTTATTATAAACCATCTGGCTGGGTCAATGTTCGTATTCCAGAAGATTCAGTAATGGCAAATATAGCAGGCCTCGCTGGCAATTTGTCATCTGTCATGGGAGACGCATCAGCAAACATTACTAATCTATATGGTGTTTTTACCGATGGTAATGTTGCAATCACATACGCACTGGAGGATTTACGATCTACCGTAAACAATAATCAATCTTTTGTTACCCACTTATCTAACACATTTGCAAATGCTAATATAGCATGGGCAAATACTATAGTGACATTAGGGGCAACTTTTGGTGGTAATGGTAATGTAACAACTTCTGCTGGAATAACTGACTTCTATGAAGCAGTAGCTACTGCAACTTATTCTCTGGCAACACATGTAGAGACACTGCAAGCTAACTATAATTCGTTGGAATCTAATACAACAGCATTGATCAGTCATGTTGACTATGTTTATGCATCTGCAAACTTAGCAATAGCTCAGAGAATAGATACTCTATTAGCAAATGTCACAACAGGTAATGTAACTACTACTGCTGGAATTCTTGACTTCGCTTCAGCCGTAGCTAATGCGACTAGTAGTTATGGAATTAGAATTAATGGTCTAGAGTCTAATGTTACAACATTAACTTCTAATACATCAGCTTGGATACAAACAACAGAACAGACACTAACAACTGCTAATTTAGCAATAGCATCACGCATAGATTCACTGTATGCAAGTATTACTACAGGCAATGTAACTACTTCTGCTGGAATACTTGACTTTGCAGAAGCAGTAGCTAATGCAACTAGTTCTTATGCAACTCAGATATCAGGTGTAACATCCACTGTTGGTAATTTAACTTCTAATGTATCAACTCTATCAAGTTCAGTTAATGGTATCTCTTCACAATATGGAGTTACTTTAAATGCAGGTGGACACATCGCAGGATTCCAGATTTTATCAGGTGTGACCGGACCATCTGAATTTATTATAAATGCAGACACTTTCAAAATATTCACGGATGATGGAAGTAAAAATCCATTTTCTGTGACCGGTGGTAATATTGAAATGAATGGCAATGTATCTATCAATGGTAATTTATTGGTTAGCGGAACAGTAGTGACTGAAGCTATTGCTACTGATGCAATAACAATTAATAAAATAGCTCCCGGCGCATCATTGCCCGATTATGTGAGAACTTATAAAGGTCCAGGTCCAGGTCCAGGCATACCTCTTACTTATTGGCTACCTCTTCCATTAGATGCGGCCGCATTAAATAATCATTGTGGTGCAGTGGATACTGATTTGCATAGAATAAATTTGCAAGCAGGTACATATTTTTATGAGTTATCAGTCCCAGTGAAATCTGGGGGTAGCGATACAAATGATTCATGTTATACCGCTATTATTAGAAATCCAACTACTATAGGAAATACTGGGGCTTATGTCACTGAAACGCTTTATGGCTATAAGGGAGATCCTGGCACTTCGTATACTTATTGGGTTCCTGACCCAATAGTGTATGAGGTTTTAAGTACAGCCGGAGTAAATACAGTAGGAGATTGGCAAACCGCAACTATATTCGGCGTTGGTAGATTTACATTAGCTACTGCCACTGATATATCTGCAGCAGTTACAACTACAGATGGTTCTCCAAGTATGCATATGGTTGCTAGAGATGGATATTGTACGACAATCATACGCATATGGAGAGATTATGCAGCATAATGTAATAATAATTAAGAAATAATGAATATGCAAACCTATTTTACAATCTATAATAGCGATGGAGTTATATTACGGACTGGATCATGTGATGAATCTGTACTACCACTTCAAGTAGGTCCTTGGCCTGGTGAATTTTTATTAGCTGAACAATCAGATAGTACAACAGATGCAGTTGATGTTGTAATAAAGAAAATTATCCCAGGCGGAAAAGTAATAGCTCCAATTTCAACAGCGGTTGCATTACCAGCAGATGATGCATCTGCATACGCATACAGAATTGCTAGAAAAAGTATATATCCTAGTATTAACGAACAATTAGATATGCTATGGCACTCTATGGATACCGGAGATACACCTAAATCACAGCCGTTTTATGATGTTATAAATGCAATAAAAACTGCTAATCCAAAGCCTGACGACTCTATTATTTAAGGATACCCATGTTTACATTTTCATCTACCAAAGTTGCAGGTTTTACCGTATCACAAAATGTTCAATATCAAGGCGATGAACAGCGATGGAAATATCCAGCGTCAGGACCATCAGAACAAACTAGAATGTCAGGTGGCAGCATTTATGCCAATGGGTCTATATTATATTCTATAGGTGATTACTCTAGGATTATGAATGTTGGAGAAACTTGGCGTGATCAATATGATGAAACTTTCGCTACTTACATGGCAAGTGTTCCACCAGATAGTACACTAATTAGTAAAATGAAAGTCGTGAGTCCGCATGCTACTAGGTATTGTGTATCACCGGATAATAAAAATTCTACCTGGACTAGTGATATCTATACTCTACCACAAGGTGAAACATATTCTGAACCTAATGCTACTTGTATTTTTGTGCTATCAGGTGAAATCAACTTTGATAATTCAGCTATGACTGCTATAACTTACAGATTGTTACCTGCAAATAAGGTGCTTACTGCAACTTCTATCAGTAAAATTCTCATAGCCCGCATCACTGCGTAATTATTTCTACCTATCACCAGTAGTAATAAGTATCATTACGATGATACTTATTACACTTGATTGAAAGTTGAAATGATACCAACATGTACTATCAGCCCCACTTATGTCCCTTCCATTCATTTCGCTAATCTTTATCAGCTAAAGTCAGTGTTCACAATTGTTACTGAAAATCCACTACGGATATGTAACGGCGCTACTACACTGTTCGTTACAGAATCAGATATCGTAAGAATTCCATTACCATGATATCAATCCTACAAACAATTGATACTTGTAATAAATTACTAAACATAAAAACACAAATCCATCAACTGCCTTGGCGGTACTATAAAGAAATACCTTCTAATGCTAGAGGCATCTATATCATAGAAGATGATGAACAACGCCCCATCTATGTAGGCAAAGGATGGATCCGCAATAGACAAGATACTCACTGGCCCAAGGCGCACGGCCAGACAAAATCATATCAGACGGATCCTAAAGGATGGAAACAACTGCGTGAACATAATACGAATATGAATCCAAAGGAATGGACAATCTACTACACTGAACTAACTTCAGAAACTGAACTCACTGCATTAGAAGGTGCTCTCATTCATTTGCTACAACCTCTAGCAAATGATGAAACATTCAAAGATACTAATCACACTGCCATTGGGGCAGTAAGAGCACCGTGACTGGTATAACCATCAAGCCTAAAATCACTCATCTTGAAATCATCAATTGATTTGATTTCAGGATTCAACCATAACTTAGGACTTGGAAATGGTTCACGCAATAGCTGCGTGCGGACCTGATCAATATGATTACAATACACATGGGCATCACCAATAGAGTGAATGAACTCACCCACTTCTAATCCGCACACTTGCGCAATCATGTGAGTTAGTAGAGCATATGATGCAATGTTGAATGGTACACCCAGAAAGAAATCTGCGGACCGTTGATACATTTGACAAGATAACTTACCATTAGCAACATAAAATTGACTCATTACATGACATGGGGGCAATGACATTTGATCAAGTTCATCAACCTTCCAGGCAGATAAAATATGACGGCGACCATTGGGATCAGATTTGATGCCAGCAATCAATTCTGCCAATTGATCAACTTCTTTTGTTACATTAATACTAGCTGGCATTTCAGGATGATGCATTGGCTTGACTCCTCTCCAATGTCTCCATTGTACACCATACACTCGCCCTAGATCACCATCAAATTGTGCTTTGGGTTTCCAGTAAGGAGCTAATGCATTGGGAGTCCAAATAGTAGTAGTACCTTCACTAGTACCGTGTGTAATTTCAGCTAGTCTTCGTTCTGAACTTCCGCCCTCAATGAACCAAAGTAGTTCACCTACCATAGCTTTCCATGCTAGTTTTTTTGTAGTTACGGCAGGGAATCCTTTTGCAAGATCATACCGATGTTGCATACCGAATACGGATAATGTACCAGTGCCAGTACGGTCACCTCGTTCAGTACCGTTATCCAGTATATATTGTAGTGCTTCTAGATAATTTTTCATAAATTGTGAAAGTGCAAGTTGAAGTTGGGATATAGTAAGTGCATTCAAATTCAGACAGATAACTGTCTACATCTATTGTAACATCACTTGGATATGCAGTGTTGATTTTTGTTAGATAAATTTTATCTAAGATTGGAAGACATTGTTGGAGAATACCTGCCCCACCAATGATAAAAATATCTTTGTCATTGATATTATTTTGTAACAGTTTCAATGAAGTTAACCAATCACCAGATAATACGGTTACTGTGGGATAGTCATCTAATGATCGGTTACTAATTACAATATTTGCACGATTGGGCAATGGTTTTGGCATCATTGGATCATCCCAAGTCCGCCTACCCATCACCACAATTTGTCCTTGTGTATTAGTTTTGAACCATTTCAAGTCTTCGCTATTCTTGGGCCAGGGTAATGTACCTTCATACCCTAGCCCACCATTGGTATCAACTGCAAAAATAGCTGCAATCATAAATCTTTTAATAGTTCATCAGTTACGGGTTGTATAGTATTAACAACATCATCTATGCTGATGAAAAAATCAACATCATGGATGATATCATCAAGTGCTTTTAGTTTAGCATCAATCATAATTTCAATGTCATCTGGATCATTACCGGCCATTATTAATTCTTTGATATTAATGTCAACTACTGTACCATCTATCAAAGTAACTGCAATAGCCTGTAGAAAAGTTACTGGAATTTCTTTCTTTTCAACATCCTTCAGGATATTTTTCCATTTATCCCTTACAGAAAAGTTAATCTTTTTTAACTTTGATCGTGGCTTTTTTCTTGGGGATGGGTTTGTCATTGGTGGCAATAGTAGTAGTTGGGTCTAACGCGGTGGCTTCAGTTACCAATCTTTCAGCTTCTGCCATTAATTGAGCAGCACTGGCTTTCATAGTAGCAGCCTGCTTTAATCTGTCTTGGGCTAAGTCCTTATCACTTAATACATTTTCTTTGAGAATAGCATTGTTAGGCGATTCACTGATATTCGGCATAGAACCACTGGTTGGTTTCTTTTTACCAGTGTATCCATGTTCAGTATCAAGTTTAGCCATACGATCAATGGCGGCTTGTCCTGTTGCCATCTCATTCAATATTTTATTTAGTTCATCTAACCGAACTGAACTGGATGCAGTTGGAGTCACTGTTACTTGATTTGCAGGAACCTTTTTAATTAATCCATCTCGGTGCAATGCTTCCAAGCAATTGCGACCATCTGGCATCAGACTTCGGAATAAGGCATCTGAAAAATTCTCAGCTTGTTGTCCCATGTCACTTTCCAGAATCTTCATTACGGCATCATGATATACCCGGGGAAGAAGGTCACTATATGCGATCAAGCACATATGGTCTTCTCCTGGCACTTGTCTCCACAAGAGTACCGTTCTTTTATCGTTATGTTTAGCAACATGTTTATACATGATAATTTCCTTTTTATGTATTTTCTGCTTCAGCCTTAGGCTGAATGACTCCTGCAGCAGTTAAAAAAACTACCAATTTGTCGTATAATGCCCCAACAGTTGATAACTCTTCTGCTTTCCAGGCGCCTCGTTGTGCTCCCACTTGCAGTAGTTGTACAACTAATGTTAAGTCTTGTAATGTTAAATTTGGTGCTGCTGGGGCTTCTTCTTTGGTTGGGTCAGTCATTTAATCAATCTCCATTAAGATATAACTATATTTAATAGCGGCCTCAGCACTGTAAAAAAAAGTTATTGATAACTGTTCAAATCCACAAGCACTAATGCAAAATAACTAGCCTCACTATGAATCTCAAAGGCTACACACTTTTGTAAATAACCATGTCCAGTGCCATCTACTAGACTATATACATCACCAAAATAAAACCGTCCAGCCAGATGTTCCCAAATCCAATCTGTTATCCTCTTGCTATTTGTTCCAACATCAAAGTTAACGGTATAAAAATGGGGAGGCAAGTGTTCAACTTTCCGTAATCCCTTTACATTTAATGGATTAGGGAAGTTATCCCTGATCATCACTACTCATTGCATTCTCACCTGCCAAGTCCATACGGTCGGTTAAATAATCTTCAGCAGACCGTATGAAACTTGAGGTCAGATTCATCTGTCCTGTCGCAGCAGCAATTTCAAGAGACCGTACTACATCATCCAATACTTGCTCACATAAAAGTAAACGATTCTGTAATACAACAATGCGTTCTGTTGCTGATTCTATTGTAGTAAAGTCAGTTGGTTGGGTTGGTATCATATGGTTTCTTGTCTGTTTTTGCTATCGCTAGTATTACATAATCTGCACATTCAACTGCGATTGCAGCTATTTCAGCAGTAGTGTAAGGGGCTGCTGCTGGATTTCTTCCTGCTAACAACCCCTGTAATGCTGCTCCTATGAAATACTCTCTAGGAGTCATTCTTTTACTTTAATGAGTCTTCATACTTTGCAGTTATACCAAATGGAGCAATAGTATCAGACATAACAGAAATCCAAACTGTATCACAGTAGTCAGGATCACCCCAACTTCCAAATGGACACATATCAGTAAACACAATCAATTTCTTGGGTTCAATCTGATTGTCTTTCATGAAAGTCCAATTGGCAGCAAAATCAGTTCCACCACCACCTTTTGGTTCATATGACAGAATGTCATGCATAGTCTCTTGATTGAACACTTGCGGATTGTGTACGGCCGTGTCAAAACACCACAGATGAATCTTATAATCAGTGTAGCTTTCCATGATACCCTTGATTTCACTCAAGAAAATCTTTAGCTCTTTTTCAGTAATAGACCCTGATGTATCAATTGCAATACAAACATCAACTGTATCCCCTGGAATCATTCCAGGCATAACAGCATCCATATGCCAGCTTCGCCGACTAGTACGCATCCAACTATAATCTTGTTTGATAGTACTTTGAATTTGTTGAAGCAACAACTCACGCCAGTTAATGATGCTTTCAGTCATGTCTGAAATCAGACGCTGAACACCAGCCGGGAGATTACCAGTACCACTTGCCTGTCCGGCTTGAAGCACTGCTTCTTTAATTTCATCCCTAATTTCTTTCAATTCCTTTTGAGATAGAGAAGGCTTTTTACGTTTTTCAGATCCTGGGCCCTCACCTTCACCCACTCCCTCTCCACCACCACCCTCACCCTCACCATCCATATGCTCATCAAGGATTTGATCAAACAGATCCTGCATGTTGATCTTAGTTGCATTCTTATACAGATCATCATACACTTCTTCAAAACTCATGCCCTTGTATTTACGATCATACAGAATCTTAACTTTGGTAATGCGTTGACCAATGTTGTAATCAATCAGGTCCTGGTTGACACAATAGTCAGCAGCAATGTTACTAAGTAAGGGATTACGATCTTCACGGCGTCCGATATGATCATACACTACATGCAAAACTTCATGACCAAAAAGAAATTCACATTCTTTCAGGCTGAGTGAATTGATGAATTCAGAATTGTAATAGAAATTACGACCATCAGTTGCTGCAGTAGAACACCAGTCATCAGCATTAAGCAATTTCAAGCGTGTTGCCAAATTGCCAAAAAAACTAGCCTTGAGCAAAAGACCAACTCGGGCCGTAACCAGTTTTTCTCTGGCTAAAGCATCAATCTTTGGATTGGTGATAGTGACAGATTTGTCTTTGTCAGTAATTGTAGTTGTCATACTAGTTCCTGTTTGTAAGTAATCATTATAGCATAGATGTTCAAAAACACCAAGCAAGTTGTTACAAAAATGCAACAAAAAAGGGGCCGTAGCCCCTGTATTTTACTTGCTTGATGCAGCAACTACATACTTTCCAAAACGCTTATGGAATTCATCAAAATTCTTCAGCTTGTTTGGAACGAATGGGATGCCATATGTTGTGATAGCGACCCTGGCTCCCATCACAACCAATTCAGTTGTGAAGTTATCCATCATGAAACGGAAGAAGTAATCTGCCATTTCGTTAAACTTTTCTTGCTTGCTACCAACAGACTTTTCGTAGGCCTCTTTCAATTCGTAACACAAAGAAACAGTTAGTGAGTACATCGCAGAAATTTCTTTGATTTTCAATTCTGTGACACGGCCTGCCAGAATATCAGTAGCATTGGGCATCTGACCAGAAATCTTCCGATGCGCCATAAACTTGACTGCCATGCCCTCACCAACTGTACCTGCTACCAGATCAGTAGTGCTGCTATCATTGTCATTGTCATCAAGCAATTCACTCACGAATGCCCAAGAACGTGGAGTAGCGAATGACCTAGAGCTAGATCGTGGATCAAAGTCAAACAGGTCCTGCTTAGCAAAAGCCAAGTAACCAACCACATCCTTGTGGATTTTGTTTTGCACAGCCCAATGTTCCCAACTTGGAAAGTCAGCACGAACTTCCAAGTGGACAAAACGATTTGCCAATGGACTAGGCATGCGGAAAGTAACGCCTTTGTCACTTTCACGATTGCCAGCCGCAACCATAACAACATTGTCGGGCAGACGATACTTTCCAACTGCACGATTCAGAATAAGTTGATATGCTGCGGCTTGCACTGCTGGGGGAGCCGCATTCAATTCATCAAGAAACAAAACAACCAATGGATACTTTGATGCGAATTCCTCATCGGGCAATTCAATTGGTGCTGCCCAATCCATCTTGTTGATTTCTTTATTATAGAATGGAATCCCGCGAATGTCAGTGGGGTCCATTTGGCTCAGCCGCAAGTCAATCATGACTGCACCAAGCTCCTTGGCAATACCAGATACCAAATCTGACTTGCCAATTCCAGGAGGGCCCCAGAGAAATACTGGGCGTTGCTTTGCGAAACAACGCAGCAATGAGCGACGAGCTTCAGTAGTAGTGACAGTGCGATTTTCAGTAACGATAGCCATTTCAGTCCTTGTGTTGATTAATGTAAGACACTAGTATATCAAAAAACAGTACCCTTGTCAAATGTACGGGTATTGCGAGGTTGTTAAAATACAACACTATGTCCACTTCAACGCAAACATTGTGGCGTTTACATCGGACCTAAAGGTAAACACAGCATGTTTTGCCCGATCAACTTGGCCCCATTTAGGAGGATAGTAGGCCCAGGAAAAATCCTCTCCTTGTACAAGTCCTTCATGCTTTAGAGTATTAGTGATAATGATAAAATCACTAATATCCTCACGCTCAATTTTAATACCTGTCATATTATAAATTAAATTCTTTTCGGATTATAGATTCATATGCAGTATAAGATTCATATGAATTCATACCTAGTTCGTCCGCAGTTTTCATACACTTTGCCAGTATTAATAGAGCAAACTTTTCAAGACGATCATTTTCAAATGTACTACTAAATCCTGCATCAGAGGCTAACTGTTGAATTACTTTGTTCATGTTGGTTTCCTAATGCTAGTATTTATTACTAAATGGCCTTGCCTAAAGTATCACGCAAGAAGGTATCCAACTTATCTTCGTATGGTAATCCATTAATACGCAATCTCCAAATATCGGCTAATTCCATATCATATTCATAACGATGCCCACGCTCAGTCAATTCTTTAATAAGTTCTTCATCAGAGAATTCATCTAGACTAATTTCTACACTAATATATTTTGACATTTTTAATCCTTAATAATTGGAAGTTTCTTTATATCACGATGTTTGACTGTGATAATGGTATGTATTGTATTTTTATATGTAACAGGCAAATCCAAAAAGATATGAACATTTGGTCCGTCATCATTTACTTCACTATCATTAGCTACAGTACCAACGAATGGAATCTTATTCCATTTTCCTTGAACTCTATCACCAAGAAAGTACTTGGGTTTATAAGTAACACTATCAAAATATTTCAATAAAATTGACATTTCAGGCAGCCGGATTAGTTGTAACTTTCAGTAGTATAACATAAGTTGGGAAGGTTGTCAAGCCGTAAAAAACCCCGATCAGATCGGGGTTATTGTAGAGCAAATTGTATTAATACTTCTTTGGCGCAGATGCGCTGACGAATGCATACATCTTCTCTGCCGTTTCTAGGACTTTATCTAGTCCGGGAAATTCAGGCATACCGACAGTGGTAACAAGTTGCCCTGTTTTCTCATCACGTTGCGCACTGAGTTCCCAACCTTGAAACTTATATTGATAGTCTGAGCTAACCATATCCTTAGCCATTGCCAGGATGTCTGTTCGTAGTTCGTAACCGTTCTTGTTAAATTTTACTTCAGGGATTGCTGGTGTTTTAAAGTTTGTCATATTGTATCCTATTATTCTTCGTCTGAGTATGCTCTTGCTTTAGGAGCTTTTGTTTTTGATGTTGTTTCCGCAACTGGAAATAAGTTCTTTGTATATGCATCAAAAGTATATTTGCTGAGTTCAGTGAAGTTCAGGGTCAACATTTTAGCAAAATCAGTCTGCGCAGTAATATAATCATGCGCCGCTTTGTTAAGTATAGGATCAGTAATGATCTTGTCAGTTAACCCGCGTTTGGTAGTTTGTAACGCATTAACAAATGCGTCGGGAGTTAGGTAAGATGCAATATCTTGCGTATAGGTCGTAAACATTTAATTTTCCTTGTGTGTGTGTTTGTATTCAGTGAATACATTATTATTTATCTTTTACTTGATACTATTAAATTTTTGTATATTGTCTAGATACTGCTGTAAATTGTTATTGTATAAAATTAATGTAAAAGATGTAGCCTCATCAAATACAAGTAACTCTTTATAAGTTTTGATGTAGTATGGATACTGCAATGATTTCTCTAACTGCAGGAGTGTTTTTGGTAGTATTTCCTCACCTAAAGTATGAGAATAGTGCTGTATTTTGACCGTAAAGGAGGCAAATTGAAAGCCCTCTCTAGTAAGACGCATACTGTTCTTATTAGTTGGATTATACCACCAATTTATTCTGTAATGTGCCGCTGCAGTTCTATCATCATTTACATGAGGTGATACATTCAATAATCTACGAGTCCATTCAAGCTGAGTCACAGTTAACTATCACTGTGATTTTGCAGAATAAACCGTATGTCCTTGTGACAACAATACTACTGTGAATTTATCCGTTTTGAATTGAGTATTCAGTTTCTTAGCCAAGTTAATAGAATGCCCTGGATTAGAAAAACTAACTTTGCGATATTTTGCGCCAGGATAGCTTACTAAGATATTTTGGGCTTTCAAATTAATTGGCTTGTTATCGTAGTATACAGCCCATACTCCCTCGCTGCTCAATACTTGATCGCATTTATAGTTTGTTTTATTTAGGTGTTCTAGTATCACCACTGGCTTAGGTCGGCTCATTTTATCCTTTTGAATCTTCAATATGTACAACTATTTAGCACTCACTGATTGGGCTTCTGCTATACTATGGTAAGGACCTTTTCGTGGGTGCCGAATAAGTAAAATTCTTTTTGGACAAAACTCAACCTTCCATTCAGCATCATACTTAATCAAGTAATATCCAGCACAGTAATAACTCTTACTCTTGGCACTCTTGGTGTACAACGGAAGTTTCTGTTGAATATTAAATATTGGATTGAATGGTGCAGTATCACATGGGTAGTCATGAACTGCATGTTCATAGACCGGTGAAACAGGTTTCACCGGAGTCTGTACTAAACTGATGTTATACTTGGAACGCAAAAGTTTGAGGGTGGCAAACTTCTCACGATGTTCTCCTTCTACCAATACGACCCCGTCTTCGGCTGCTTGAATAGTAGCAACTTGCCTACCATCGCTCTCTACGACCCAAAACTTATTGGTAACAACTGGTCTTGCCTTCAACATATTTTTCTCACTTTACATTATAAGAAGCACCTAGCCAACTGGCGTATGCTTCAGCCTGCTCACTAGCCTTCACTAGATCAAATTTTCCACAAAACTTTAGGAATTGTGCACCTACCATTGGTTTCTTCTTAGCTACACTATTAGTGGATATGCACTCTGCTAGAATAGCTTTTATTTCATCAGGTTGAGCAGACAGGTCTACTAGAGTAACATTGCGACGGTAATCGTCTAACACTTTGTGTTCTTTCCCATCATGGTCTGTCCAATGCTGTAACATGAGATTGTTCCAAAAATATCCGCGCTTGTCTCTATCGGCAAAGGCCTCTTCAAGCCCTACTTTATTTTTGCTGCCCTTAGTCCTCACGCCCGGATATGCACTAAAGATATTATCAGTTGGATCGCCACGCACGCATTTTTCCCACAGGATCCATTTAGGATCCGGAATCTTCTTAGGTTCTTTAGTCTTCTTGTCAATGACTAGTTTACCTTTACGATCCAAGATTCCCTCAAGTGTATGAAGTTCATCTGCGATACCATTATACTGTTTAACATTGGGTGCAAGTAGCTGAT